ATTTCAGAATCCTTTACCGTTTTCAAATAATTCATCATATAAGGTCTCCTTTCTGTTTCATGAGTATTCACAGATGGTGGCCTTTTTTATTTTATCATATCTCATAAAAAAAGAATTGATGGAATAACCGCTATACAACGTATAAATAGAATCTATTAGGAAAAAGAAAGCAATGAAAACAACAAAAGAAATGCAGCTTGTGGATATTAATAAGCTGGTACCATATATAAACAATGCTCGGACTCATAGTCCGGAGCAGATACAGAAAATAAGATCGTCACTCCGAGAATTTGGATTTGTGAATCCAGTGATCATAGACAGAGACTTCAATGTTCTCGCTGGTCATGGCAGGATCGAAGCCGCAAAGCAGGAAGGAATGACCGAAGTGCCATGTGTCTTTGCAGAGGACATGACTGAAGCACAGAAGAAAGCATACATCCTGGCAGATAATAGAATGGCACTGGATGCCGGCTGGGATGAAGAGATGCTCCGGATAGAGATGGAGGCACTTGAGGATCTTGGATATAACATCGAATATACGGGTTTTGATGAAGAGGAGCTTAAGGCTCTTTTTTCAATTGAAGATGAAAACGAAGTAGAGGATGACGACTTCGATTTGACTGCGGCGCTTGAAAAGGCCTCGTTTGTACAGCGCGGGGATATCTGGCATGTTGGCAGACATACACTTATGTGCGGTGATGCAACTGACCCTGAAGATGTATCAAAGCTCATGGGAGATGCCAAAGCAAATCTTATGCTTACAGATCCCCCTTACGGAGTATCTTTTCAGAGCTCAAGCGGCCTTACAATTCAGAATGACAACATGAAGAATGAAGAATTCTATCAGTTTTTACTGAAGGCATTTAACAACATGAGAGATCACATGGAAAAGGGTGCTGCAGCATACTGCTTCCATGCAGATACTGAAGGACTTAACTTCAGACAGGCGTTTATTGATGCCGGATTCCATCTGGCAGGAGTGTGCATATGGGTAAAGAACTCTCTTGTTCTTGGCAGGAGTGATTATCAGTGGCAACACGAGCCTGTGCTTTATGGGTTTCTCCAGGATGGAAAGCATAGCTGGTTCTCAGATCGTAAGCAGACAACCATCTGGAACTTCGATAAACCAAAGCGAAATGCAGATCATCCAACAAGTAAGCCGCTGGATCTACTTTCATATCCAATAGGGAACTCAACTCAGGCAAACTCAGTGGTTGTAGATACATTCGGCGGCAGTGGTTCTACTATGATGGCATGCGAACAGATGAATAGAATCTGTTATATGATGGAACTTGACGATAAATATGCATCGGTTATCTTGAGGAGATACGTGGAAGACTTCGGAAATGAAGAATCTGTCTACTGCATAAGAGATGGGAAAGAAGTCTTTTACCGTGATGTGGTCAAGGAAGTGCACTAAAGTTAGACTGTTACGCGCTTTCGTTCTTGATAATTCTCTAATTCAGAGCGATATATGTAGTGATAAGTCGTTACATATATCAGACTGAATGGGAGAATCAAATGAAAGGCGAAGACATGTTCACAAAATACAGGGAAATGCACGAAGAATTAAAGCTCATTATTTACGAGCTAAGTCATTTTTCTGGCATAGATGATATCGATCTCATCGAGGCGCTCACTTTTTCTCAGCCGGAGGAGGATAGAGTTCAAAACAGTGAAATAGCACGCAGGACTGAAACTATCGCTATAGCACTGCAGGATCTTCTCAAACAAGAAAACAATGCATGGTATGACTATCTACTGACCAGGTATCAGAACTTGAATGATGAAATCAGCTTTTTCGAATTTTGTATACGGCAGATGGGCGAGCGAAAATCAGATATTATATTTGAGCTTCTGGATGGAGATCTCACCTGGGATAAAATAGCCGATCAATATCATGTGTCAAGGTCTTTGCTCGCTGTATATAGGAAACAGGCTATTCAGGAATATAACAGGATGTGCGGGTTAAGGGAACAAAAACGACTGGAAGTCCAAAGCCAAAAAGATGAGCAGATGTATCAGCTATAACACTTGATAACTACAGCATTGGGAGCAAATATGTACCTACAAACCTAGAGGAGGTACACAAAATGGATAAGAAAAAAGAAACTGCGCTTATAGTCACACTTGCCGGTCTTACCGGAGATGAAACATCAAGGCTCGAATCACTTATCGAGTCGAAGGAAACTCTTCTCAAAAAGGCTATCGGAACGGATAACCTTAGAATTGAGGAAGAGGACGGAAAGATCAAATTCCCTTGGTTCAAAGTGGATGCCGATCCAGAAGAGATTATGGCATATTCGCAGCTTTGCTCAGCATTATGCAAAATGGCAAAGGAGTCAAAGCGGATTACTGGAAAGGACCATCCTGTAGAAAACGAGAAATATGCATTCAGATGTTTTCTCCTGAGACTTGGATTTATAGGTGATGAGTATAAGGTCTCAAGGAAGGTGCTTCTCAGAAATCTATCCGGATCTGCTGCATATAGGAACGGAGGTGCTAGTAATGAGATTTCCAAGTAGAGGTGTTGTCGAAGCACTGCGAAAGCAGTACCCACATGGAGCAAGGGTTGAACTTATAAGTATGGACGATCCTCAGGCTCCACCGGAAGGAACCCAGGGTACAGTTATTGCAGTCGATGATACTGGTTCACTCCTGGTTGATTGGGATAACGGTTCAGGGCTCAACGTGATCTACGGTATCGATAAGGTCAGGATTGTATCGATATAAAGTCTACATATAATCGCTGTATCGCTTGCTATTACTGTGTTTTAGAGCGAATATACACATACCGAAAGGGAAGAAAGCACAGGAGGGCAAGACGATGAAAAAGAAGATTACAAGGAAAACCTTAAAGGACCTGGACAAGAGGATTGCAGAGACAAAGGATCTCAAGCAGAAGACCTTCCTGATGGCAACAAGAAACAGCTACAGTAAGCAGCTTGGCCTTGAGCCACCTTATAAATGGTAAGCACATAAATCCGCAGGAGGGAATAATCATGACAAACGCATACTTCGAAGAATTCATCAAAACCTGGAAAGCCTACGATGCAGCAAAGGATGAAAGGGAGACCGAAAAGAAGCAGATCCTCGAGACGAAGGGCTGGGACTCAGAAGAGTACAAAGCCTGGAAGGAAAGAGAAAGCAGAATCAAGTTCCCATTTAGCGGCGGTCAGATGAGCGCGTATTGGGGATGGAAATACACCATCGAGAACGAGCTGGATATCTTCACCCTTAACGACTTCATTTGGGACAAGGACGTCAAGGACTTCGCTAGGACCCTGAAGGAGGCCGGAGTTAAAGAGTTCATTTACACCTGCACTAGCACAGCCCTGATGGACAACATTCACGACCTTGAGGCAAACGGATTCAAGATGGTAGGCCTTTGGGAAACAAAGAAGAAAAATATCTGGGGGGATGATGAAATCAAAAGGGGGCTCAGATTTGAAGCCAGATAGACATGAGAAAGGAGCCTGCAGGCTCTTATTCTCATACAGATTGTATCAATATAAAGTCTATATTTAATCGCTAGAACCCTTGCTATTACTGTGTTTTAGAGCGAATATACACACAACAAAAGGAAAGCAACACAGGAGGCAAGACCATGAGATTTATCGACAAGACCGGCTGCAAGAGCGCATTTGAAAAGGGAGAAGACAAGGACATCAAGAGCCTTGGAAAGCTGACAAGGACAGCAACAAAGATTGCAGAAGCAAACGGCCTGGGAGTTCTTAAAAACAGACAGGGTGCCTACAGAATCATCAAGGCAAGCGGCCTTGGCGCCTACGCGGATTTCCTTGGAAGCCTCGAAGAAGTCGACGCCTTCCTGAAGAACCTGGATGCACATAAGAGCACAAGATACTAAGGAGGCAGGACGATGACGATCAAGGAAGCAACGAAAACCTACAGATTACCGAATCCAACATGCCAGGAGGATCTTGAAAGCAGATGGAGCAAGGTCCTCAGCTTCGGAGAGAAGGTCCTGGTTGCCGGATATTACTATAACGGTAAAAACCAGCCGAGCTACTTTGGAGCGGTCTACGAGCACCTGGATGATGACCTTAGCTGCGAGGGCATGATAGGTCTTTCAGAGGTCAGCGAGGTAGAGTTCGTAGACGATGGACACGCGATAGCCTGGGCCATCAAGAACGCATAAAGAACATCAAAAGGAGAGCAGGCCCTTGAAGGGCCCGTTCTTGTAGACATATAATGTAAAAGGAGAAGTGTGGGCGACCACACTATTTTTGTTTATGAAATATAAACCGACAAAGTATATGGCAAAAGGCTCGCACTACGATAAAGCCAAAGCTGATCACGCTGTAGCTTTCATAGAGTGCCTGAAGCATACGAAGGGCAAATGGGCCGGAAAGCCATTCGTACTGCTTCCCTGGCAGGAGCAGATTATACGGGACATATTTGGAACCGTAAAAGAGGATGGTAACAGGCAGTTTAGGACCGCGTATATCGAGATCCCGAAGAAGAACGGCAAGTCGGAACTCGCTGCAGCTGTAGCGCTTTATCTTCTATTTGGTGACGGTGAAGCAAGTCCGGAGGTATATGGAGCTGCTGCAGACCGGCAGCAGGCAAGTATCGTGTTCGATGTTGCAAAGGTTATGACGGAGTTAAATCCAGCACTGATGAAGCGTTGTAAGCTGCTTGGAGCATCGAAGAAGATACTTAATAATCAGAATAACGGATTCTATCAGGTACTGTCTGCTGAAGTCGGTACAAAGCATGGACTGAATGTTTCAGGCCTTGTGTTTGACGAGCTTCATACTCAGCCCAATAGGAAGTTATACGACGTCCTAACAAAAGGTTCGGGTGATGCTCGTGAGCAGCCGCTGTATTTCCTTATAACAACAGCAGGTAACGATATAAACTCGATCTGCTATGAGCTTCATCAGAAAGCCAAGGATGTGCTTTCCGGGAAGAAAAATGATCCAGCTTTTTATCCGGTCATATACGGAGCTGAGATGGATGATGACTGGACAGATCCTAAGGTCTGGAAGAAGGCAAATCCATCACTTGGTGAAACAATAAAACTGGAGGCTGTTCAGGCAGCATGCAAAGAAGCAATGGATAATCCCGCTGAAGAGAATGTGTTTAGGCAGCTGAGACTTGATCAGTGGGTAAAGCAGTCAATCCGATGGATGCCAATGGACAAGTGGGATGCTTGCAGCTTT